CCTTTGTCTTCGACACAGAAACTCTCAGAACTACTTTTTACAGAAATCCCTTTGATATTTTTCATAAGCTTCATTATGATTCTGGAGTTAGCATACCGAATGAGGACGAATTGGAAGGAGCATTCGTCAAACTAATTGTAGAAAACAAAGGAGATTATTCTAAATTTGATTATAGGGTAAGACAACTGCAAGACATTGGTCTAGCAGATCTTAAGATCATAGAAGATATCAGTGTGGGAATCGAGAATGGATCGGTTGTAGAGACCGAAGACACTATGACTCTCTTAGATTCATACATAGATGAGATAGATATAAAAGCGAACAAGAGTAATATTAAAAATATTATGAGGTCGTTATACATCGAAGCAAGTGCACTATAATGTTTATTCTAACTCAAAAAAATAGTGGCGGTGTCCATGCTGTCAAAGACAAGACCAATACTAAAACTGTTCAAGTCTTTGAACAAGAGGATGATGCTGTTAGATTTTTAACATTATTAGAAGCAGAATCAAAGGAAAAGGATCTCAAGTGGGAGGTCATGGAGGTAGATACAGATATTATTGCTATGAATTGTGATAATTATGGTTATAACTATGCTATAATTACACCAGATGAATTAATGATTCCAACTCTAGATTAAATGATTGTTTTTGAAAATATCAAGTGGAAGAATTTTCTTTCCACTGGTGATCAATGGTCTGAAATTAACTTTACTGATAGTTCATCGACCTTAATTATTGGTGCAAATGGTGCAGGTAAATCAACGGTGTTAGACGCACTCTGTTTTGCTTTGTTTAATAAACCATTTCGTAAAATTAAAAGATCGCAACTTGTAAATAGTATCAACGAAAAATCTACCAAGGTACAATTAGAGTTTACTATTGGTAAAGATGAATATCGTGTCTTTAGAGGAATTAAACCAAATGTATTTGAACTTTATCACAACAACAAACTCATTGATCAAGACGCTGCAGTCAAAGATACGCAAAAATATCTCGAACAAACAATTCTCAAACTCAACTTCAAGTCCTTTACACAAGTCGTCATCTTGGGTTCATCCACATTTGTCCCCTTCATGCAACTATCCGCACCTCACCGCAGAGAAGTTATCGAAGATTTACTCGACATCAATATCTTCTCAAACATGAATGCACTGTTGAAAGACAGAGTAAGAACAGCGAATGGTCAGAATAAAGATTGCACTCACATGCTTAGATTAGCAAAAGAAAAAGTAGAGTCGCAACAAAAACTTATCAATTCTTTGACAGCAGTTAATCAAACAAGACAAGATGAGAAACAACTTAAGATCACTCAGAATGATACGTTGATCAAAGGGTTAGAGAAAGAAAGAGAAAAAAATAAAGAAGAATTAGATAGATTACAAAAAGAATTAGATAATGTTGATGATCAACGAGCAATGATTTCTGATCTTGAAAGTAATAAAGCAGAGATCAATGCAGAACTAAAACATGCAAAAAAAGATATTAAGTTTTTAGAAACTCATGATGAGTGTCCTACTTGTACTCAGATAATTGATGATGACTTTAAAATTGGAAGAGTTAGCATGTTACAAGATAAAGGTAGAAAACTTGCAAAAGATTTTAATAATCTAAAATTAGAAATCAAAG